AGGCACAATGAAACCCGGAACCAAAGAGGTTTATAAGAAAGTGTATGCTGACAAAAAAGTAGGGGAAAGAGATATTGAAAAGTCGGAACAATCTGCCGAAATTGAGAAACTTAAACACGATCACGAAATCCTTGTCAATACGATACTCGAAAGTAAAGAGAAAATGCTTGGTGAGGTTTTGAACAGTAAAAAGTATATTTGTCTTAATAGAAGTCAAAGATTATCGATAGAGCCGTTATGTTCAAAATGTCAGTATAAAAAGAAATGTAAATGGAAAGATTTTAAGAAAAAGATTTCAGAATTGCGGGAGGGGAAATGAAACGCAAAGAAATAGTGATTGATATAAAATACGGCATTATAAACAGTAAAGGTAAAATATTATGTGAATGTAATACGAAAGATAAGTTTATGTGCAAAGGTAAAACTTGCCGTCGGTACAAAATAGTCGCAATCCCACAGGGGAAATAAAAATTGACGGAAAAAATTAAAAATGGCGAGCAAGATGATGGTATAACAAAAAGGGGGAGGTAGTATGTGTGATTTTTTTTCGTGTATAAGTTACGGCGAGGTATTGTTTTTCAAAGTAGAGGATATTGCCCGAGTGATGGCAGAAGGTAATCCTAAAAATTATGAATGGAATAGCCATACAAGTATTTCACATTATTTCGGGATTGAACCTGTCAATGAAGAAAAATGGAGTTTTTGGGAATATAACAAAGATAGCAAAGAATTGAAATTAGATAGGGGTAAAGAAGATGACAGAGAAACAGTAAAAAAATCAATAGAAGATTATCTATTAAATAAAAATATAGAGTGGTTGTTAAATTTTTATAACAGTAATTCGGGGGACAGGAATTCTGGGCACAGTAATTCGGGGGACAGTAATTCTGGGCACAGTAATTCGGGGAACAGGAATTCTGGGCACTGTAATTCGGGGGACAGGAATTCTGGGAACTATAATTCGGGGGACGGTAATTCGGCAAGAGGTATATATAATTATTTATGTTCAGAAGAAATATATTATATTTTCAATAAACCTGCCGAAGCGAAAGATGTGGAATATCTAAATAACATATACGATTTGTTAAATATAGATTTAACATTGTGGGTTTCAGAATATGAAATGACGGAAGAAGAAAAGAATAACAATGTATCTTACAAAACAACAGGCGGATATTTGAAAGTATTTGATTATAAAACTGCGTGGTTAAACAAATCTAAAATTTGGAGTAAAGACGATATAAAGAAAATCAAGAAAATAAAGAACTTCAACTCCAAAGTGTTTGAAGAAATAACAGGGATAAAATTATGACCCGACCCGACGATCTTATAACAAACCTGTTTATTCGGATTGTCAAGTATCTCGTTAAACGGATTGAGAAGAAGTATAATTGCAGAATAGAATACAGCTTGAAAATATATTATATAAACTTGAAGAATTGATATAAAATGGGAGAGATTATGCCAAAAGGCAGAATGCTGGCGAAGAAAATAAGCTTTGATGAAGGCGTGGCGAAGTTATCTATTGAGGCGGCGTTATTATATACCTGGTGTATTCCGCACTTAGACATAGAGGGCAGGTTATACGGCGAGCCGGACATCCTGAAAGGTATGGTAGTTCCATATGTAAAGGAACTGACTGTCGCCAAGATAACCGCCTGCATAAAGGAAATGGTAGCCGCCGGGCTGATAGAACACTATGGCAACGGTAAGATGTATATTGAGTTTAAAGGGTTTAAGAACAACCAAACTCTTAATCCTGAGAGGGAAAGCAAATCAAATATACCCGCTCCGGAGCAATTCCGGAGCAACTCCGGAGTAACTCCTGCTAAATATAATATAATTAAATATAATATAATTAAATATAATATAAGGGATTTAGGTGAGTTTAAAACGCTTAATCTTGATTTAACTGAATTGCAGAAAGAGTTTAATCATTTTGAAGATATGCGTAAAAAGATACGAAAACCGCTTACTGACCGGGCAGCCGAACTGATAATATCAAAACTGTTTAAACTAAGCGGCAAGGACATAAAGAAAGCGATACTCATATTACAGCAGTCAATAACGAACTCTTGGCAGGGCGTATTTGAACTGAAACAATCCGCAGGGACAAAATCAATAGGGAGCAAATATGATAATATGTAACTTTTGTAAAAAGGAATATGAAGATTGCTATATAGTCAACGGGTTATGTTTATACTGTTCCGCAAGGCTTAACAGAATCCCGGAAATATATAAATCCTGTTCCTTTGATAACTTTATATTGAACACAAGCAACCGGGAAGCACTTGCCTTAGCAAGACGGTTTCATACAACAAAAAGAGGGCTATACCTTTACGGGACTGTCGGCTCAGGCAAGACACACTTGGCAATATCTATACTCAAAGATTTAATAAGCAAAGGCAAGTCGGTCAATATGGTTATAATACCCGACTTGCTTATGTCTATCCGGGACAGTTTCAAAACAGGGAACTCATTAGAAAGCGACTTGATAGAACTCTATAAAAAGGGTTACTTGCTGTTTGATGACTTGGGCAGCGAGAAGATAACTGATTTCAGCGTCCAAATGATATACACGTTATTCAATCGCAGGTATATTGACAACCAGCACAATATAATAATAACCAGCAACCTATCGCTTAAAGAACTTGCGGAGAGTATGAACGACAGGATAGCCAGCCGAATCGCGGGAATGTGCGATATAATTCAAATAAACGACAAAGATTACAGATTAAAAACAAAGAAGTCACTTTAAAATCAATTCTGGTGAAAGATTTACCATTGATTTTTGATTTTTAGCCGGAAAACGAGGTTGGGTATGGTAAGCGATAAAAAGCCCTTAAAAACTCCCAAAATCAACAATTACTGTAAAAACTGTTTAAAAAAGTGCTTGACCGCTACCGCGCCGGGACAGATTATATACTGCCCGAATAAAGTGCTTGACCGAAAAAACATAAGGGGGACAAAATGAGCGAACAAAGGGAATTATACTTGCCTACCGACGAACCGACAACCGGGATAGCGAGATTGAAAAATCAGGTTGAATATGTATTACGGAACTTCCCGGACACGAGGAACAGCGACCGACTGCTGACTTGGACTGTATGGCAGGTATTCTACAAAGTGCTTGACCAAATTAGCAAGGAACAGTTTTTACAATTACCGAATCCGGCGAACATTCAGCGGGTAAGGGCGAGATTTCAAAACGACCTTTATTTATACTTGCCGACAACGGAAGCAGTCGCGCGCTCCCGCAGGTTAAATATAGACCGCTGGCGGCAGGTATTGGGATATTCTACTGGTAGTATGCCTGCGAGCAATCCCCCCGACATAGCGGAAGGAGGAAAATAGTGAAATCATTGACAATTCAGGAATATAACGCACTTATAGAATCCGAGAAAGACGAAAAGACAATCCAGCGGCAAACTGTAAGATATATCCGGGACTACTACCCGGGAGCGCTTTTTACTATCAGCCCGGCGGGGATGCTACAACATAAGCCGAGCCGGAACTTCCTTTATAATATGGTAAATATGGGATACACAAAAGGAACGCCGGATTTAATGATTTTTGAGCCCGCCGGGATATATTGCGGACTGTTTATAGAATTAAAGAAAATGAAAACCGGTAAAGCCAGCCCGGAACAAAACATATTTATAAAAAAATTAAACGAAAGAAAATATAAAGCAGTAATATGCTACGGACGCCCGGAAGCGATAAAAACGATTGATGATTATTTTAAACCGGCAGAAATTAAACCGGGAGGAACTGATTGAAAAAATAAATATACTTTACAAATCATTAAAAACAATTTTACAAAAAACCGCACGCCCGACGGAAAAAACGCCGTTTATCTTTACTTCGGAAATAAAAAAAATAAAAATATAAAAAACAACTTGACAAGCCGGAGGAAATATGTTATAAATAATAGTAGAAGTTAAGAGCGAACAAAATGGAACACAAAAGAGCGGATAAAAACTATTTACAGATTAAACACTTACCGGAAAATACCGGGAAGTGTTTTTTATTTATGGGGAGGGGGGGGGGCAGGATGTAAAGCCATCTAATAACACAAAATAAAAAGCGGGAGTGGAAAATGGGAGAAAAAAAAATGGTAATCAAACTGTTAAAAAATGGGATAAGGATAGATGGTAAATATTTTCCTTGTTTTTATTCATCTGCTAAAAATAACTTAAATGGCAATGCTACAATATATATTAAAACTTATGAGCCATTACCACAGGGAGCATATAAAATTTTTGATGTAAAAAACGATACTGATATACAAACGGATTATTTTGAACGAGATAGTATAAGGATACCGAAAAATAGCGAGTATTTTGAACAGGTAGAAAAATTATCACAAAAGCAAATATGATTATACCAGCGGACTGGCTCTGTGCCGTCAGTCTGCTGGGGCTTATCTGGGAGTACTTAAAATGACTATAAAAGAATTAAAGATAAAATGTATATTCAGGACATAATGGAATTAAAAAAAGCGAGGTGAATAAAATGAACCCAATTACAGCCGGGAGCATATTTATAATTTTTTTGCTTATTTTACAGTTTATAGAATTGTATGGTAACAGAAAGCCAAAGGAACGGAAGCGGCACACGATAATCCGGATAGTTAGGCGGACATATTAAAAACAGGAGGTGGGGAGAATGTTAAACCAAACGAAGAAAAGGATTAAACTTGTTTTTTATATTGTGGTTTTATCAATACTGTATATTGTATTTTGTATGATACAATTTACAATTAAATCCGGGAGGTAAAAATGAATAAAAAACTTGTATTAATTAAATCGGCAAAATTATTACAAGTTTAACCTCACCCCATAACCCCGAACATACCGGCTGCACATAATCCCGGCGAGGCACAAAGCCCAGCCCTGCCGGGATTTTCTATTTTTGCCATACTCCCAAAAAAACACAAACCCAGCCAACAACCACTTGACAAAATCCCGGTATTATATTATAAATAATAATAGACAGGCCGCAGCACACAGCCAGCACAAGCCCGGCAGCCCGAACCAAGCTGGCAACCCTTCTGGGACACCGCAACGCCCCTGAAAATTCCCGGCGGGACATATAGAAAGACATAGAGCATATAAGAGGTTTATTATGTTTAGTTTTAATGGGTTTATAGGTAAGGCAGTAAAGGAAGTAAAAAGGAGAATTGAATACATAAAGAAACAACGAGAAGCAAATAAACTCTTAAAAGTGAGAAATGAAGCAATACAAGCAGCAAGAGAACCGCAAAGTCAACGCAGTAAAGACATTAACGCTTATACCGGCCAATTAAATAAAAAGGAAATCAATAAAGTAATGCAGTTCTTAAATAAAGTAAAAAAACGCAGAATAAGGGAACGCAAAGCGAAACAATCCCGGAGAATCAATTACAGTATAGCTTAAGGCAAGCAACGATAGGCAACGGGAGGCGACGAAATGCCAAAACCAAACACAAAAGACCCGCTAATAGTAAGCAAGGTTATACAGCTGTCTGCGGAAGGCAGAACTATAAAGGAAATCTGCGAAAATATCCACAAATCCAATAAAACCGTTATCAAGGTGCAAAAGGAAAATTACACACAAATACAGGAACTCAAAAAGGAACTCACCAGCATAATAACCGAGAAAACGAAGCAACTCTACACAGACACGATTAAACTTTCGCTTGAAAAAGCCCAATTAGCCCTTAAATACATCACCCCGGAGAAGATAGCAGCAGCTAGCAGCGCAGCCAACGCCACCACTTACGCTATATTGCTTGATAAATATCATATAGGGACAGGACAGGCAGCAGAAGCCGTTAATGTGTCATTCAGCGATAAGGCGGCGATGATTGACTTCATTAAAGGGAAAGCAACGCGAGACGAAACCATTGACAAGCAACCGCCTGGAAAGAAAGGCAAACGGTCAGCAATCGGCGACACCAAGACCACCAGCGGCGGAACGCCGGCAGTGAAGCAACCTGAAACGCAAGCGGCTGCTGGTAGTGGGGCGGGGGCAACGGGGGGCGACCTGTCGGGGAAAGTTGGTAGCAACGGAGGAAAGGCCTTGTAGTATCAGACATAACCTCCCTACATAATTTTTTCTCTAAAAGGTGATTTTTATGGAATACTATTGTGAATGCTGTGATTTAGAAACATACGGGTTGCGCAGGAAGAGGTCGCGGTGTGTTCGTTGTGGCGGTCATTTGACTACCAAGATAAAAGATTTGCGAGATTACAGGCGTATGGAGAAAAGTAAAAATGATAGAACAGTTGCAACCTATTAAGTTTGAGGAGATACTGAAATCGCTCCCCCCGATAGAGCAGATGAGCGAGGACAAACTTGCCCGCCTTTGTAAAATCAAGGTAGAACTTGACAACCGAGAAAAAAACTTTCCGATACTGTATTATAAGCCGCAGACACATCAGGAGGCGTTTCACAAATCGGTAAAGAAACTGCGTTTAGTTGCCGGGAGCAATCAGTCAGGGAAAACGCACTCGTCTTGTGCTGAGGGCATAATGCTGAGTTTAGGGATACACCCGTATCGTAAAATGCATATTCCGAATAAAGGGCGTGTAGTCGCTACGGATTTGCAGAAAGGTATCGGCGAGGTAGTTCAGGAGAAATACGAGCAGTTGATACCCAAATCAGAAATCAGGCAGATAAAGAAATATTCGTCAGGACAGTTAGCGAAGATAATATATAAGAACGGTTCTTCGGTAGAATTTTTGTCTTACGAACAGGATACCGGGTTATTCGAGGGTTGGGTAGGTGATTGGGTTCAGTTTGACGAGCCGCCGCCAAGAGATAAATATATCGCTTGTATGAGAGGTTTAATGCGGAATAAGGGTATATGCTGGCTGGCGCTGACGCCGTTATCTGAGGCGTGGGTATATGACGAGATATATACTCAGGCGGGCGAAAGCGAAGACCGACCTGATGTATTTACTTTTGATATAAGGGAGAACGCTTATTTAACTGAAGCCGAGATTTTAGATTTTGAGAAACGGCTTACTCCTGATGAAAAAGAAGCCCGACTTCACGGCAAGTTCCGGCATTTATCGGGACTGATATATAAAGAGTTCAAGCCGGAAACGCATATCATAGACGAGTTTACGATACCAAAAGATTGGGAACGGTATTGCGCTATGGATTACCACCCAAGAATATCCTGCGCGGTATTATGGCTTGCGGTTGACCCGAAAGGCAGGTGTTACGCTTATGACGAGTTATGGGTAGATAAAACTATAAAAGAACAGGCGGATTTGATTAAAGCCAAAGAAGGCAAAGACAGTATCCGGGCGAGATTTATAGACCCATTATCAGCGACACCCGATAGAATCTCCGGTAGTTCCCCGCAGCGTGAGTTTATCAAATGCGGACTTTCATTCCGGTCGGCTACTAAGGACTGGATTACCGGGAAAAACAAAGTTCAGGAAATGCTGATGCTGGATAAAGAAGGCAAGCCCGGAATATATTTTCTGCGCAACGCAGTTCCAAAAATGATAGACGCTATGCTGCATTATCAATGGGAAGAGTTCGCCCAGCGGACAGGCGAAAAAGAACAGCCGGCAAAAAAATACGGGCATTTCCCGGACTGCCTGAGATACATACTCGTAATAAACCCAAGTTATGATAAGAAAAAACTTGACAAATCGCTGCAGGAACATTACAATAATCAAAAGAACATAACCCATAAAGTTACCGGTTATGTTTATGGAGGATAAGATGAAAAACCTTTTTTCTTTAATCGCTATCTTATGTATAGCAGGAATGCTTGCGGCGGTAGAGCCGCCGACCAAATACCCCAGCCAGCACATAGACAACTGGGAATATGATGAAACTTCGCAATCGCAGAAAGTTCTCGTATCGTCAACCGCAGGGACAGGTCTTGCAACATTGATAACTTCAACACTCGCAGCAACAATAAACCAATCAGCAGATAACATAGAAACATATACCGGGATAAGTTCCACGCTCGCCGCAACGCAGAATAATACCACAACCGATATTTACACGATACTCAATTCAACTTATATCACCGACGCTTTTTTAAGAGGCGGGTTTGAACAGGGATTCATACAGGGCGACTTGACCGCTCCCGCAACCGTATATTTTTACGGGTATGCGACTTCGTGGCTGGTAGGAGCGAACTTATCTACCTGCGCGTATAAAGCCAATTTCAATTTTGATATGCCGAAAAAACTGCGGAACGCCGAGATGATAGGAGATAATTTTATAGGCGTTATGAAATCAAGCCCGTGCTATATTTATATTGATGTTCCGTCAGGAGGAGAAGCGGAATATTATTTAGGAGGGTTTTACAAATGAAACTAAAACTGTTTTGGATTATCGTTTTTGTATTAGGTATGGCGGCGGTATCGTTTGCGGCGACTAACGCCCAGGTATTGAGTTTTGCCAATACGAGCTCTACTGCGAGTTATACGGTATTAACTCAGAATGTAAAACTTACGGTATTGCAGGCGAACAGCGTTATTAACAAAAAACCATTCGCCACTATATCGGCGTTGACTTCCGCTACAAGTTCTACTGCAGTAAGAAAAATACGGACTTATATAAATACTATAACAAAATCCGTCGCCGTAACTACGGCGGCTGCCGTAAAGCCGGTTATTCCCGCTGACAAGATAATTAAAAATTACAAAGGCAAAATTACGGGGACTGTAAAATATTGCAGGTAAATATGACATTTATTTTTTGGGCTTTGGTTATTATGGTATTCGGTATCATATTGCTTAATAATAAAAAGAAGTAAGGAGAGTGTGTTATGAAAAAACTATTATCAACAATCTGCCTGTCGCTGGTAGTGGGGATATGCTATTCGGCGAATTTTTCTTCAGGCGACAATATGGGCGACTGCAATGCGAGAAATAAATCGGTAACTAATGCTTACAGGGTAAACTCCGGCACAGGCAGTTATGGCGGGATAGTTATTTCTACCAGCCCTGAATCATCTGACGATTATGATGTTTCGGCAGACCAACTTTATCCTATATGGATAAGAAAACCACTGCCGTTATATTCTATGTATTTATCTACTATGACATCGAGCGGAGGAGATAATCAGGTTTTTTATATTTACGCGCAGCGATACCTTGACGAATATTATACTTCTATATGGGGTAACAATAATCTTGATTTGTGTTCGTCTTGGATAGGTTTTAGAAATATAGTGAGCGGAGTGGACAATATTATAGTTAAATGCGACTCATCAACTCCGTTAAACGGGGCATTTTATGTTTTAACTCCGTCAAGTTTTACCGAAGATGCTTATTTTGAAGATAATGTAGTAATATCTTCCGCTATAATTCTTTCAACAGCGATAGTTAAAGGGCAGATAATTCTTAAAGACGGAACTATTATAGACAGCACTTCTACTTTTGGTAGTTCAGGAGATATATCTGTATTGATAAGTTCTATGGATAGAACCAATTCTATTATAGACAGTTCTGTTCCGGCAAATGCTTCCAATATAGCGATTCTTATGAGTTCCGGGACAACTGACAGGACAGATATAGATATACTGTTAAGTTCCGTAACACTGATAGCGGAATCAACGGGATTTCTAACAACGCTTTCAACGGTAACCTATGTAACCGATTTATCTACCGTAACTTTCGCTGCCGCCGAAAGCACGTTCACTACTTATTATATTGAGGTAAGGTTACCCGGAAGTGTAGTGCAGTCAACCAATCCGTTTATAGCATTACCCGGACTTGCAGTAACCGTACCGACAATATCGACCTACGTGATTACGGGGTATCAGTTTTTTACTCACGTGGTCGGCGATTGGGCGACAGGGTTTAAGATAGCGACAGGGACGGCTGCTGATTGGGGTTATGCGACTGATGAGGTATCGGTCGCCGCAAGTACAGTATGGGGTACGTGGACTGATATAAACCTGCCTGTATTGGCTGGCACACAGTTTGCTGTACATATAAGCTCTGCTGGAAGTGCTGTACCTGCCGAAGAAGGCGGGTGCATATTTAGGATAACAAGGAAAAAGGAATAAATGAAAAGATATTTAACAATATTGTTATTGCTTGTTTCGATAAATTATTTATATGGTGAACGAATAAATATTCACGATAATAAATTGTTATTGAATTTAGGTTTTAATGAAGGTACAGGAACACATCCTATAGACAGTTCGCAGTATAAAATGTTTAACATCAGTACGGCAACAAATACGGGCTGGGTAACCGGAAAGTATGGAAGCAGTATTGGATTTGCCGGCAACGGATACATAGAGATAGATTATAGTACCTCCGCACCGATAACAGCAAATGCATCATTTGGCATGTGGATCTATTGGACTGGCGGTGTTTGGAATTATCTTTTAGATAAAAATCCAAGTGCAGCAGACAAGGGAGCATACATATATTTATACAATTATGACGCTGGGGAAGCATGGAAATATGTATATGAATTTGGTGTAGGAACGGCATATGGGGATACTAATAATTATTCAATAGTAGAAAATCAATGGCAACATTTAGTGATGGTAGCAGACAGCACAGCAGGAACATTAGAATTTTATATACAGGGAAAATTAGTAAAAAAAATGACAGGACAAACATTTGATTGCAGTTATTCTCAAAAAAGATTGGTATTGGGTGCAAATGCGGCAAAGGATGGAGGGTATACCGGAAAAATGGATGAAGTATTTATTATAAATAGAGTATTGACAGCCGCTGAAGTTTGGACAATATTTACCAGTGGAATAGTGAGGCACAGTGATTAAAAAATTGGCGTTAATCATACTACTGTCAGTTAATATACTATATGCCAACACCTTGGTATATGTAGCGTATACCGATAAGATGACGGCGGATAAGGTAGATTGTTTATCAAAAGGTATTATCAGCAACATAAGACAACCGTTTCAAAAAACAAGTCAGAATTTGACTAATAGAAACACCAACTATTATCTGCTTTATGTGACACCGATAAACAAGACAGAAGAAGATTATTATAACCAGTTAGTAAAAGATGAAAAGATATACCTACACAAAAAAATAATCTTAAAAACTATTCAAGACATAAGAAGAGGCGGATTCGATAGTTATCTTGATGTAGAATTGATACAGGAATTGCCGGAAGATTTTAACAAGGGCTTTGAAATAATTAAAAGTAGCAGATGAAGGAGTAAAAATGGTTATAGCAGATGTAATTATAAAATTAAGAAGGAAGATAAGTGATACGGAGCTTCCATATAGTTTTTCAGATACAGAGTTAGAAGCAGAAATAAACGAGGCAGTTATAAAATATAATCCTGTATTGATATTAGGAACAGTACCAGATACGGAAATAGATTTTGTAGTTAAACAAGCCTGGATTCAGATATGTTATATTTTAGCAAGTAATACAGTTGGTAATTCAAGTGAGTGTGCGACTACCGCAGGATTTGCCAGATATATGGATGAGTTATCTATCTATAATGTTCCGTTAAGCACAAAAGCAATAGAGGAAATATACAAGGGAAGTTCTTATAGGTTTTTAGGAGAATAAGGAAAAATAAATGACAATTAAAGATTGGATTATTATAATCGTAGAATTGGCCGGGGTGCTTGCCGTATTTGTTAAAATCGCTTATGGCCAGGGACAGGCGAAAGAACGGGAAAAACAAATGGAGAAAGATATATCTGAAATCAAAACTCAGTTATGGAATCATATTACGCATATACAAGACGATATAGGAAAAATACTGACATTAGTGGGCAGTCAAGCCGAACGAATAGCGAAAATAGAGGGTCGGCTTAACGGCAAAAATTAACGGAGGCGATTATGTCAGAATTAGCGGCGATTCAGGCGGCAGTAATAAAGGTTCTTGCTTTTCTTGGATTGGGTTCTTTAGGCGGCAGGGTCGCTTGGATTATAGGTATAGGCGGAATGCTCTATAAATGGTATGTTCAGAACGAATCTAAAATAGCCGCTATTGTAATCAGAATAGAAAAAGAGAAAGCCGACGCTAACGGCTGGACTGCCGAAGAAAAAGAGCAGTTAGCGGTAGATGTGTTTATGGCGGAATTATACCCGCTAATACCTATCCCGGCGTTTATAAAAGGGCTTGTAAAACCTATCATAGTCAAATGGATTAAAGTAGTTATAAGTAAATTGTGTAAGAAAGCAAAAGATGTAAAATCAGCCGTTCAGGTAGAAATGTCTAAGCCGTAAAGGAGTTATATGGTAGAAGAAATAAAACAGGAAAATATAGCGATGGCCGAATCGGTTATCAGCCCAGAAGAACAGGCGAATAAACTTAAAGCCAAACAGGACGCCTTGAAACTCAGGGCTAAGGATTATGTATTGAACTGTTTTAATAAATATAAAGACCGCGCCGGGCTTGAAGACAAATGGGAAAAATGGGATAAACTTTACAACAATATATCTACGGAAAAATATTATCAGGGAGCGGCAGATTTATTCCCTCCGGAAACGAGGCGCGCCTGCAAGACGCTAATCAACTTTGCCGATGAAGTGTTATGGAACGCCGACCCGCCGTTTAAAATTAAAGGTATAGGTGGGAGCGCCGATACAAAAAAAGCCGAAGCGATAACAAGTGTAATCAATTTCCAGCAGAACAAAACTAAAATGCGGACAAAACTCAGGTATCTGCTTGAAACTCTTATAAAATACGGGTTTGTAATAGCGAAAGTGGTTTGGGCGGTAAAAGAAAAATATGTTATAGATAATTTTGAAGACAGGGAATCGTTAATGTCGGCTATATCAAAAGGCGAGAAACCGTTGGTAGAGAAAAAACTCAAAACTTTATACGATAATATAGATTTTCAGGTCTTAGATAACAAGAATATATACTGGGATTATTACCGGAAATGGGAAGACCAAACTTGTATCATAGAACGGTCAGAAAAGAACTGGACGCATTTAAAAACTCTTGAGAAACTCGGTATTTACAGCAATATAGACGCCGTTAAAGATACTACAAAAACTAACGCCAGCAATAAAACCGAAAAAGTATATTCCCATACAAAAGATATGACGGGGCTGTCGGATGATTACAATACTTCAAAAGACAATTACGAACTCTTGGAGGCGTCCTGCAATTTTGATATTGACAATGACGGTATAGACGAAGAGTGCATAATAACCGTATGCAACCGGCAGGAAGTTATCCGACTGGAAGTCAATCCCAATGATTGTCAGGAAAAACCGTATTTATGGGTTTCTTGGGAAAATATAGAAGGCACTTCACTGGGTATGGGCGTGCCGCAGTTAGCGGAAAAATCTCAGATTGCATTAAACGATTTCACTAATCAAATTATGGATAACATAACGCAAATCCTTAATAATATGAAAGTAGTTGACGCACTTGCCGATATACCTGACGCGGAACTTAAATCAAGACCTGATGGAATAATGCACAGTAAAACAGGAGTTGACGCTGTAAAGTTTATCACTCCGCCTTTAACTGCAAACGCTGGTATGCAGGCGGTATCTATGACAAAAGAGGATATAAGACAGGTTACGGGAGCAACTGTATCTTTGCAAGGTATGCCGGCAAGATACGATACTACCGCCACCGAATATACGCAGCAGGGACAAGCGTCAGCAAGAGATGTGTTTGCGAAACTGCGTGAAATAGAGGACAGGATTATAAAAGAGTTTCTTATGCGGGCTTATGAATATGATTTACAATATATGAGCCGGGAAGATTTTATCAGAATAGTCGACGTAGAGGCGGCTGAAAGTTTGCTCGGCGAACCCGAAACAGGTAAAACCATAAAAGAAACCTTGCGTATGGATATTGACTTTATTCCGCTTGGAGTATCACAGATAGAAAACAAGGTTGTCAAAGGGCAGCAGTTGATAAACTTCCTTAATATAGCCAAAGGGTTGCCGCCGGGAATAGTGGATTTGCCGAAAGTAGTTAACAAGATATGGAAAACAGTCGGCGATAATGACGATGTGTTATTGCCGCAGCCGACAGATATTTTGATTTCGCCTAATGACGAGAATATACTTATATCTCAGGGCGAGCCGGTTCACGCGAAACCTATGGAAAACCATTTATTGCATTTGACTATACATTTGCCGTTGCCGGTAACGGGTAATTACGATATAATCAAACAGGCGCATTTACAGGAACATAAAACTATGCTGGAAGCAATGCGACCGCAACCTGCAGCCGCTCCCGCGCAGGAACAGCCGCAGATGTCGCCTGAAATGATAACTCCGGCTAATGCCGGTAAAGTTCCGGGAGTTCCGGGGGGAGTAGGTAATGTATAATCCACGCACATCAATATCGCCGCAGGATATAGAAATAGCAAGAGAAATAACGAGAACTACTTCCACTAACGGCTGGAAAGAAATAAAGTTATGGATAGAACAGCGGATAACGAATCTTACGGAAAGCGTTGTTAACAGCAAAACTGTTCCCGAGATAACCAAAACCGAAGTAAAGAACACTAAAACAAAAACCGAGATAACCGTATTTAATGTAAGCAATAATATAGAACTTGCTGAAATACGGACTTATAAAATGTTCCTTAAAAAAATAAGCGACTGGGAAAAAATTGCTATGGATAACAAATAAATCGGGAGGGATTATGGCAAAAGGATTATCGGCGTGGCTCAATAAAGGCAAAAAACCCGGGCTGACTATGGAACGAGGCAATATCGCAAGAGCAAGACGGGATGTATTAGCGAGAAAACTTGGCAAACACTCAAATATAAAAACGCCTTATGCGTTATCAACATATATGGTTGAGCGTGGAGCGAAAGTCGGCACTCCGTCAGAAATAGAGTTGGAGTTTGAATCGCAGAAAAAAGCAAAAGCGAAATCTATGGCAAGAGGTAAATAGTATGGTGGTAAGAGTGCCGGGCGGATTCAAAATCAGGTCGCATATTACAGGGAAAATATATCCTAAATTATATGCTTCCCGGCAGGCAGCGGAAAAACGGATACGGAAAATGATGATGTTTAAATTTATGAAAGGCGGAGGAAAAAATGGCTGGTAAAAAAGTAAAGAGTAAAGAAAAGGTTTTGAAACCCGAAGGAATAGTTCCCGAAATAAAAGTTCCTGAAGTGCCTAAGGTTGAAGAAAAAGTTCCATCCGGAAGTTTGAAATGTCCGAGATGTGCAAGCATAGTAAAGGAAACGGTAAAACACAAAGAAATGGGCGATAATTGCTGCCCTAATTGTTTTTATCCTTTCCCTAAATCTAAGTAAGGAGGAAGTGTTATGTTTATTGAAGAAAGCGAGAACGCTAACACCGGCGACACCGGTAATACCGGTCAATCGTCAGGAAACGCCGCTGAAGGTCAGGAAACAAAAGGTCAAGAAGAAACAGGTCAGACAGAACAGACAGGTCAGGAAGGCAAAGAACAGGAAGGCGGTAACGGGGAACAGAAAAGCGATGAAAGAATACCTATTACCGAAGAAATGCGTCAAAGGTTGAATATCCCGGACAAGTTCAAATATCTTGACGATGTGGTTAAATGGGGAAGTGAAGCGGAAAAACAGAAATCTAAAATAGAATCGGAAAAAGCGAGATATGAACGGCAATTAGAAGAACAGGAAGCGATGATAGCCGAAATGGAACAGTCGCTTGATAAGGCGGAACAGAAAGGCGATATAAGTCCCGAAGAGAAAGAAAAAATAATTGAACAGTTCCAGATAGATTTTGCTAAAGACCCGATAACGACAATGAATAAACTGTTTAACGCTTTTGAACGGCGGTTGACGGAACAGAAAAACAAGGAAACTTACGAATCGCAATGGGCGAAAGAAGACGAGCAGTTCAGGAAAGAGTATGGCGAAGAATGGGATAAAACCATACGACCTGAGATTGCTAAAATATCGGCTAAAAGACCTTACTTGAAAAGCATAGAGGAATTAGTCGCTGTTTATGAACGCCAAAAAAATAAGGTATCACATTTGAATAAAGCGGATACCGAGGAAAAGAGAACACAGAAAACCCGTGCCTTTTCTGAAAGTGCCGGCGGAACTCCAAAGAAAGAAGGCGATATTTACGACAAGATTGCGAAAGCAAAAACTATCGCCGAGTTGGAAGAAGCTAGCAAGGGTATCCCGAAATCGGAACGCCAGCAATAGACCCGGAATAGAATAAAGCCCTATTCAGCCGGTAATCTATAAAAGATTTTAACCCTAACGGATAATTAAAATCTTAACAAAAGCAGCAAGGCAAATCTAATTATAAGAGAGGATATTACTATGGCTGGATTAACTATTACTACAACTCTTCCGCCGTTAGTGCAGGCACACTACGACAAGAGATTTTTACTTCGCGCAAAACACAATCTTATTGCCTATCAGTTGGCACAGAAAAGACAGTTACCGTCAGGAGTAGGCAAAACAGTATATTTTTCAAGATATACGCCTATGGCAAAACAAACTTCCGCATTAACGGAAACGCTTGACGGCGGTATTCCAGTTGCTTCAAGACAGCAGTTGAACATAGAGGAAACTGCGGCTACGGTTGCGTTATGGGGCGATTTCGCTACCACAAGCAAACTGGCTTCAGCGACTTCTATTGACCCTGAGATTTCCGAGAAAACTGACCGGTTAGGTCAGCAAGCCGGCGAATCTATTGACTACTACACTATGAAAACTCTTTGCACAGGGCTTTTACGGCGCAGGGCTGACGCTGACGCAAGTTATCAACTTGAAGGAACAGCAAGTGGCGGCACTACGACTACGATAGTTGACGCCGGTGTTCTTACACAGGCAGATAACTATTGGCAGGGCGGTTATGTTACCGTTATTGCCGGAACTAATTATGGCGAAACCCGCAAAATAACAAGTTCTACGCAAGCAACGACTACATTAACCTTTGCTGCTATGCCCAAAGCGTGCGATACTACAACTCATTATAGGGTAGTCATAGGCACAGGAACAGCCGCAGCTGATGTGGTTACAACGACAAATATACTTGTATCGCTCAGGGACTTGAAAAGAAACAAGGCATTAAAAGCGGAAGCCGGATATTATATCGGCATACTTGACCCGGACACAGAATACGATTTTATGAAAGATACAACTTGGCAGAACGCAGCGGTGTATAAAGACAGGGTAG